CACAACCAAAGTATATTCTTAACCCATACAATCAAACTCTTTTCAATTTACCACAACTCTATAAAATGTATTTTTATATTAAAAAATGTAATATATTAAAAAATAAAATTATGTTGATTGATAATTTCTTCTTTTGTAATTTTAATTTAATTGATTACTCCAAAAATAATGAATCTGATATTGCAAAATATAATATTAATCGTTTTATTAAAAATGAACCATATTGCAATTTGTATCCATATATTAAAGAACTTATTAAATACTCTAATGAAAATTTATTACCAAAATCTAAATACCGTATTAATTATGATAGGGATTTTCCTAAAACCGTGCTTTGTGATATTTTTAAACCTTACTTATATTATTACTTAAATCATACTTTTAATGTTGATACTGTATATCGTTACCACTCCACTTGTATTTTAAAAAAGAAAATTTTTAGATTTGCAAAAAATTCTTTAAAATTTGGAAGAAAAACATTTCAATTAAAAAAAAAACAACCAACCTTTAATACTGAACATATTGATTTTTATAAAAACGACATTATTACTATTAATATTGATTATTCTAAAATTGATAGTTATAATATTAATAGTAATGATTGTGATTCTGATACTCTTTCCGATTCTGAAACTTCTACTACCATTACTAGTATGAATTATAATGATTCTGATGATTATCAAGATGATGTCATTCTTCCTTTTTTTATGAATGGTATTCAATTAAACAACAATAATAATACCATCATTCAAACTCGAAATTCTGATACCATCATTCAAACTCGAAATTCTAATAATATTAATAATCAATTTAATAACATTTCCCAAATTTAATTTTTTATTTTCATTATAAATTATTATTATAATGAAATCACCATTTATTTTTTTTAACACTTATTTGTTGTCCTGTATTTCTTTTTCTACTTTTTGATGGATCGTATTCTTCATCTTCATCATCTGAACCCATATTCTTTGATATTTCCCAAAATTCACGGCTTCCTAATTTGAAATTTGGATGATTTTCTGCTTTATACCAAAATATTTGATCATTTAATTTATTTGATTTTGCATTATTGTGTATTACTAAACATTCATAATTCTCTGTTGTTTGATCCATTACTGAACAAAATGCTTCCAATGTTGGAAACATACTTGCATAATTCTCCCATATCCTTTTTCTATTTGTTAAATAAGGTTCTCTCAATATAAATACATAATCTATATTTGTTCTTAAATTTGGTGGTATACCTAACGGATATTGCATTGTTATTATTAACATTACTTTCCAATGTCTACCATTCATAAATAATAATCTCATCATCTTATCTCTTGTCCAACCTTGATCATATAAACAATCATCTAATATTACAAATGTCCTCGGGTCTGTTGTTGTTTTACCTGTTGTTTCCACATCTTTCTTTATCTTTTTTAATGCTGCCTTCTGTCTCCTTAATATATTCTCTATTAATACTGAATTATATTCATCATGAATAAATAATTTAGGAACATGATTCGAGTAAAACCCATTACCTGCCTCTGTTCCTGATATTACTGTCCCTATTGGTATATCTTGATGATAATATAATAAATCTCTTACTAAAAATGATTTACCCGTATCACGTCTACCTATCATTACTATTACTGGTCCTTTATTCTCATTTGGTTTAAATGTAATTGTTCTCATATCAAATTTTTTTAACTCTAGCGTCATTTATTATATATATTAACAATAATTATTTTATATAAACGAATATAAGTTTATTTTGATTCTTTTATTTATAATATAATAATATTAATGGTTTCTAAATTTTCTGTTAATTTAGACAATGTACCCTTATTTGATATTTCTTTATCACAAAATAATTTTAATATAAATGATCTAAATAATCCTAATTATAAACCTCTTAATTTATACAATTTATCATATTATTATCCTACTTTAGATATTTTTAATAATGAAAATATTAATACATCTCGTCCTTTTTCTTTAAATACTGACAAACAAATTGTTAATTTCAATACTGTCATTAATAAAAATACTACATCTAATGAAACTAAAGACATCTTTTTTAAATTTGCTCCACTTCTTGACCCTACACGTTATATGATTGGTAAATATAATGATTATACTCATGATATTTTGAATCTTCCCAAATTTAATCATAATATCGGATTATCTAAATATAATTGTTTTCATAATGCCTCTTATATTGATAATTTTGCTTGTCTTCTCATTAGTAAACTTTTATATTTTCACAATTTCTTTCATGGTATTGAATATTATGGTAGTTTTTTAGCTATTCAAGAAAAATATAGAATTGATGTTGTTGATGAAATTGATTATTTATTTGAATCAGATTTCTTTAGAAAAAATATTAATAAATTATTTACTTTAGATAATTATGAAAAATTTGAATTTTTAAACTATGGTTCCCGTTCTAACAAGCCAAAAATTAATATTTCTAATTCTAATCATAATTTAACTATTTGTAGTATTGATTCAATTGATATTGATGATATTAATAACTATCATGAAAACGATGAAGAAATTATTTACGAAAAAAATACTTTTAATATAAATAATAATGTTTATGAATCTATAAGTAAATCTAACGATAATAGTGATGATGATGATAATTCTTTAGAAAATATATCTGATGATGATAATTCTTTGGAAAATATATCTGATGATGATAATATTGATAATGATGCTCAAGATGACAATAATGATGATGACGATGACGATGATGATGACGACGATGATGACGATGATGATGATGATGACGATGATGATGATGATGATGAAACACCTATATTTTCATATATAAATGATTTCCCTGTTCATACAATTTGTATTGAAAAATGTCATGGAACATTTGATAAATTATTATCAACTGACCAAATTGATATAGATAATGCACGTTCTATTCTCTTTCAAATTATTATGATCCTTATTACATATCAAAAATGTTTTAGTTTAACACATAATGACCTACATACAAATAATATCATGTATATAAATACTGATATCAAATTTTTATATTACAAATATAATAAAAAAATATACAAAGTTCCTACTTTCGGAAAAATAATTAAGATTATTGATTATGGTAGAAGTATTTATAAGTTTAATGGTAATCTTTTTTGTAGCGATAGTTATAGTCCTGGGGGAGATGCACATACTCAATATAATACTGAACCTTTCTTTAATAACAATAAACCTAGATTAGAACCTAATTTCAGTTTTGACTTATGTAGATTAGGTTGCAGTATTTATGATTTTGTTATTGATTATGATGATAAATATGATGATCTTGATGATTTTCAAAAAATCATTTATGAATGGTGCAGTGATGATAATAATAAAAATATCTTATATAAAAAAAATGGTGATGAAAGATATCCTAATTTTAAATTATATAAAATGATTGCTAGAAGCGTCCATAACCACACTCCAGAACAACAACTAAAACGTAAGTTCTTTTCTATTTATGAAATAAATAACAAATATACAGGTAAAAATAATTTATTTGATATCGACAATTTGCCGATTTATATTTAATTTCATATAGATATAATAAAATATATATTTATATGAGGACATCTTCTATTAATTTGAATAAGATTAAAAAACCTTTTCAATTTCTAATTGTTAGACATAGTGAATCTATATGGAATAAGGATAATAAATTTACCGGTTGGACAGACATACCGTTAAGTAATGAAGGTAAAAAACAAGCTATTCAACTAGGTAATATTATTAATAAAAATAGAATTAAACCTTATTGCATATTTACATCCGACCTTGAACGGGCATATGATACCTCTCAAATTATTAAAGATACATTGAAAAGTGATTTAGACATTTATTCTTCATGGAGATTAAATGAAAAAAGTTATGGTGATTGTGAAGGTGTAAACCGTGATTTTCTTATTTCTCAAACTAGTAAAGACTATGTTAGTGAATTAAGAAGAAGTTTCTTTATGCTTCCACCTAAACTTGAACATGATATTAAATTTGATTTTCATGAATTTAAGTTAAAAACATGCAAACATTATTTTGATAATAAACTATACAATGGAGAAACTAAAGAAATGTTATTACATCGCTTATTACCTTTTTGGTATGAAAATATTATACCTAGAATTAAAGATCACACTTGTCCTTTAATTGTTACTCATAAACACACTGCTCGAGTTCTTATAAAATATCTTACTCATATGTCTCTTACTGATTTTGATAAATTAGATTTCCCAAATAATAAAATACATCATATTAAATTAAATAATGATTTCTTTGTTGAAGATCTAAAAGATATTAATATTTTAACGTAATTTTTCTCGTTTTTATTTTTATTACAGTAATTATCAAATACAATTTAAATATTTTCATAATAATCAGGAAACTCTTGGATTAAATCTCTACAACCGGACATAGCACCTTGTTTTTCCAATCTTTCTTTTCTTTCTTTTGAAATAGATTTTACCCATTTTTGTTTATTTTTACATTTTTTTTGACAATAAATATCATTGCAACTATCTAAATAAGCTTTTTCAAGAATATCAGCTGTTTCTTTTTCAAATTCATCATCTTTATTACGCATAACTTCAATTGGTTCATAATATTTGTTGAATTTTTGTTCTACCCTTTCTTTTTCAGGTAAAAAAACTTTTCTACAGAATTTTTTGCATGTTTTGTTTTTATTAAATTCTCTTTGCTTTCTTTTTGTTTTATAATATTTTTTATAAGTTTTTCTTTTTTTTCCTCCGTGTAATGATTCTAAACCTCTCATTACACTAACAGAAGGACCAATTACATGTGGTGGAGAAATAAGACCCTGATTACTATTTTTAATGGTTTTATTTTTAGGTGATAAACTTGGATTTTTTTTTTGTTTTTTACGTGGAGGAGTATTTGGGGTATTTTTTGTTCCTGCTACTTGTTTATTTTTTATTGTCTTTCCACCTCTTTCTCCTTTCATCATTGCATTCTCTTCTTTTCTTATCCTTCTCAATCTTTCATTCTCTAATTCAAATAGTTTTTCTCCTTCCTTTATTTTTCTTAATCTTTCATTCTCTGATTCAAATAGTTTTTCTCCTTCCTTTATTTTTCTCAATCTTTCATTCTCCATCATGTGTTTTCTCGTAATACTATGAAACTCTTCTACTGTTGGAATTTCAAATAAACTTCTCGCGCCTTCATTAAAAAATTTGTTTGATTTTATTTTTCTTGTATTGTTTTTTTTATTTGTCATATACATAATTATTATATTAAAAAATATTGTCTAATTCAGGCAATGAACCTTCATCAAATTTTTCCCTACAATTCACACTCTGTATTGTTAAATTATATTTTTTTTTATTACCTGTTTGTTCTATATAATTATTACGCCTTAAAGAATAAGATAAATAAACATAATGTTCTTCTATTTTGTTTATTATTATATTGACAAAACCATTCATACAACCTGTTATATAATATTCAATATTTGCATAACCATTTTTATTTACTATATTATATATTACTTGAATTAGTCTAAATTTTATATCCGTATATTGAATTTTTTTTATTTCTCTTGTTTTTGATAAACATTTTTCTGACAAATCTAATAATTCTTCATTATTAAATGGTATATTTATATTTCTATTCCCTATACTTTTTATTTTTAAATACTTCAATAAATAATGACATATACAATCTGACGCTCTTCTTATAGGGGAAGTAAAATGTGTATATTCATTACTTCCTACTAAATCATGTGATGATACTTTATTCATATAATCTGCTTTTATTCCTTTTGTTATAATACTTTCTAATATATCATTACCATTTAAATTCTCATAATCATCACCTATTATCTCTCTTGCATCACATGTTCTATATATTCCATATCCATCTAATTGAAATCGTAAATACTCTCCTACAAATGTATTTGCAAATATTGCAAATTCTTCTATCATATGTTTCATTTTCCTTTCATATTTACTATCTTTATACAAATATGGAATACCATTTTCATATTTTATAATTGAATTATTTACTTCTTTTAATTTTATTCCAAGTGCATTTTTTCCTCTCTCTCTTTCTAATGCTTCACTTATTTTTAAACCATATTTTAGTGATGATATATTTTCGAATTCTATAGATGCTCTCTTATATGAATATGATTTTTCCTTTTCTACTTTTATATTTGTAAATAGTAATTTTATTTTTCCTTTCGGTAAAAAATTAATTAAATCTATTTCAGTAAAAATTGTTATTGCTTTTTTTATATTTCCATAGTTATTATCCATCAAACTTGCTCTTTCCATTATATCATGTGGTATCATATGTATCGGTCTTCTATTTGACGGATAATAAGTTATTAATTTCTCTTTTATTTTTATCCATAATTCACTATTTATATTTATATATTCGGTTGGGTCTGCTATATGAATTGCTAGATATAATTTTTCATTTTCTTTATATATACTAAATGCATCATCTGCATCTTCACAACCATCTGGATCAATAGAATATGTATTTACATGTGTCATATCCATTCTTTCAATTATTTTATACTCACTTAACCCTATTTTTAAATTCTCTTCTATTTGTATCTTATCCTCTTCTTCATTTCGTCTTTCACCGTATAATTTCTCAATATACTTTGAATATTTTTTCTCAAAAATTTCCATAATAATACTATTTGCTCTATGTTTCTATCTTTATTATTTGTCAATTAATTTATTTTTAACACTAATTATTAAATAGTCTATAATTGATAATATGTGCCATGAAATTTTTTTATAGACATTCCTTTACCTTTACAAATATAATCACTGTGACAGTAATTAATTGCACAGTCCCTCCAATATTTGTCGTGGAATTCAAATATTCTTTTAAACTCATTTAATATATAATTTTTCATTTTTATTCTATTATTATTATTCATTTTGAAATAAGGAATTGTATCAAAATGAACCGTATAACTATTAAAATATACTGTATAACTATTTATATCTGAACTTCTTCCATAAATATTAGTATTTTGTCTTAAATGATGAGTTATTGATTTATTTATATAATATTTTGTAATATCTTCTTTTATCTCATCTATTATAAATGAATATATATGTGAAATAATATCTACTGGTATGTAATTATTATTTGAACGATTAAATATCTCAAACGGTTGTATATAATCCCAAACTCTCATTTTAATACTTGCTTACGAACTTACATTTAAAAATAAAATTAGTAATTAATTCAATTTTATATTTATTTCATATATGCATCTTTAAATTCATCTGGTGTCATTATTTGTATTTTTAATTCTTCTGCTTTTATCATTTTATTTGATTTTTCTGTTTTTGACTTTACTATCAATGCAAAAACATCTTTTTTAATACTATCAACTAGATTACCATTGTATTTACTTAAAAAGTCAATTATTTCTTTATCTCTTACTTTTGACATGACAATTTTTTTATTATACAATGGGTGACTTTTCATCTCTTCACTAACTATTACAGTGTTTTCTTCTA